CGACCACGCGGGGAAGCTTGCCCTCCTCGGTGCCGGCCGGCGTGGTCCACACGCCGCCGCTCTTCGCGTTGTCGAGCCGCGCCATCATGCCCGCGATGTCGCCCGAGGGCGGGATCGTGATCTCGGTGACGTTGCCATACAGCGTGACCGACGGGTTCTGAACCTTGATCCGGGGCCAGTAGATGGCGCCGTACTCCGAGAGCCCGCCGAGCGCGGCCGTCGAATTGACGTAGGTGACCATGGCCGCGTAGGCCGTGTTCGACGGGGGATCCAGGATCGCGAAGACCTGGCCGGCGCGCGTCGACTCGGCGTAGGTGATCATCGCGTTGTGGACGGCGGAGGTCGCGATCCCGGGGACCGCGATGACGGTCAGGTCGTCAACGATGTCGAACGCGCGGAGACCCGTCGCGCTCGCGGCGTTGCCCGAGTAGTCGGCATCGGCGATCGACGTGAGGCCGTCGGCGCCACTGGCGAGAGCCGCCGTCAGAACGTTCACGGGGCGCGTGGTCAGAGAGGCGACGGCCGCGATCCGGAACGAGCCGGAGATCGGATCGTTGACGATCTTCTCGACGAAGCGCGCCGCGGTCGAGGTCATGCTGAGGTTCGGGTACAGCTCCAGCGTCAGGCCCGTGGTGTCCTCGACGGACAGGTTGAACTCGGCCGCGTTGCCCGAGGTGGCGGCCGCGATCCGGATCTTCAGGCTGTTCGCATACGCGCCGTCATACTTGCCGTTGATGGTCAACGTGGTGGCCGGGGTGGAGTCGACGATCACGATCGTACCCACGGCGCTCGTCTTGCTCGAAGCGGTCGTGATGTCCGAGTAGTGGACCGTGCGAACGATCCAGGCGCTCGTTCCGCCGTCGTTGAAAAAACCCTCGACGGCCGAGACGAGATCCGAGCCCGCGATGTACGAGCCGAAGATCTTGACGAACTCCGCGAACGAGCCCACGAGCGTGGCGGTCCCGACGGGGCCCTTCTGCGCGATGCCGAGGAAGCCCATCACGAAGGTGTTCAGCGTCGGAATCGCGCGGATCCCGGGCTGCTCCTCCTCGACGGTGATCTTGCTGGCGAGCAACTGGTTCGACATGGGGGCTTCTCCTAGAGTACGGTCGGGGTTTCGTTGAGAGCGGTTTCGGTCCCGAGGTTACTCGGACGCGTGCGCGTCGGAGTCCTCCAGCTTGCGGACCACGAGGCGAGCGCCGTAGGCCTTGACCTCCGGCATGTCGGCCACGCAATCGGGCAGTGGGCGAGAGGTCTCGCCGACGGCGATATGCACGGAATCGCAAAGCTGGCGCTCGACGATCCGCACGCCTACGTCGCCCGTGGCGGGGTTCTGATCGAGCGATCGGTGCATGTGTGCGACCGTGCCGCACTCCGGGGGCAGATTGAGCACGATCATTTCGGTGCGGGTTCGGTTCGTGAGCGACACCATGGTCCTATCACAATACCGCAAGGTCAGGGCTAGCGGCTTAAAAATGTGCGGCGCTAGCCGGTCGCGTGGCTTTCGCGGAGCTTCTATATATTTCGCGTCGTGACGGACGGGTCGGTCGTAATGGTGCCGCCGGTCAAACCGATCATCGAGCCCGGGAAACCCGCGACGTCCTCGAACGTGAAGCCCTTGATCGTCACCTCGCCCGCGAACGATCGCACGTTCGAGTTGCTCGCTGAGCCGGTCGCGCCAAAGTCTCCGGCCTCCATCTCGTATTGCACTTTACCTTTGCTCAAGTCGCTAGGATCAATGTCCACGAACAACCAATCGTTGATACTGAAAACCTGCTGTGTGAGCGCCAATAGATTAGATGCGCGGATCGTCTTGTCATCGTAGCCGCTGATCTTCCACGTGATATCGACGGTACGCATGTAACGACGCTGATCGAACACGGCGCCGCGAACAACTTCAGGCGTGAGATCCAGATCGTAAAACATGTTGATCTTCGTGGTCGGGATTCCGATCACGATGCACGGCAAAGACCCGACGTCGACGACCTCGAACGAGGTCTCGCCCGCGCGTTCGGAGAAATCCGTATCAGTCGTGATCACCACGTTGTCGATGATCTGCTGTTTCAGCATCTTCGCGAGCGCGCGCGTAATGCGCGTGAAGTCTGACTCGATCGAGAGATCCGCGCGCGCGTACGTCGCGGCCGCGGCCAGCGTAACGACCTCGCCCGCGATAGGGGCGCCGTTGACGTCGAGGTTTTGCACCGTCACGGCCACGGCTCCCGGGTCGTGCGGCGGCGCGATACAGGTCAGCTCCGTGGCGGAGAAGACGCACACGCGCTCGGCCGCCACGCCGCCGAACGAGACCGCCACCGTGGGCGGAGGCACGGGCAGGATGCCGGCGACGTCGGGCGCGGGGTAGGCCAGTCGGAAGTTCGTGCCCGTGAGGGTCACGAATTGGCCCGCCGTGAAGACGGTGGCCGGGGCGCAGCTCGCTAGGGTCGGAATCGCCATCGCTATATTCTACGCTTCACAGCGTCCCACGGCCCTAGGCCTTTCATCTCTTTTCGGAAGCGCTCCGCGAACCGCTTCGAGGCCTCCTCGGCCTGCCCGAACTTCTCGAACACGGGCGCCATGAAGGGGCGCGCCGGAATCTGCACGACAATGATCCCGGTCTTCGGCTTCGGGGGGCCCATACGGTTGGCCGCGCCGCCGAGTTTTCGGAAGGCGGCCCCGAGTAGCGCGGCCATCTTCGGCGTGATCTTGATGATGATCGGCTTTGAGCCTTCCTCGTTCAGCCGCGCAACGTCGACGAGCGCCGCCCCCGCCGCGTTCTTCGCCGTGCGCATGACGCCCACGAAGATCGAGTCCTCGGAGTCGTGCAGCTCGTGAACCGCGATCGAGTTGCGGAGGTCCGCGCGGCGCACGAGTGCCTTCGTTCCCTTGAAGCCGAAGAACTGGCGGAGCGCGATCGTGTGCTCGGATAGGGGCTTGAAGGCCCTGCCGCCCGGCGCTTGCTCGCGGAGGCCTTCGACGATCTTGGTCCGGAAGAACTGCGCCTCCTGCGCCAGCGCGCGGCGCTTGGCTTTCGCCACGTTCGAGGGGAAGTCCGCGAGCGTCTTCAGCGCCGCGCCCCACGGACCGATGAGTCCGCCGGCCATGGGCCTATGAGCTTCCCGGGTCGCGCGAGCGGAAGTGGACCTCCAGCAAGTTGCGCCGATTGTGCAAGCCGAAGATCGGCTTTGCCTTGAACACGAACGCGCCCGGGGGGTTGCGAATCGTCTGGATCAGCGTGCCCGCCTTGTAGTCGTAGACCGCATTCATGCGATCGCCGATCTTGATCTTGGCGTTGCCGGTCGTGGTCTCCACGAGGCCAGCCGCTTCGAGGTCGCGGAAGTGAAAGAGCACGACGAACTCCGTCGGCGAGAGGTTGCCCGTCGCGGCTTCTTGCAGGTCCGCGAAGGAGTCGGTCGAGCCGAACTGTCCGGGGACCTGGATCATCGTCTTCTCCGCGCGCGCGGAGGTGCCGAGCTTGTCGCTCGACGGAAGGACCACAGGCTCTCGGAAGTCCGGATCGTACCCGCTCGTCTTCGGCCCCGCGCCGTCCGGGTCGGCCGCGGTGCCCGCGATGTCGAGCTGGGCCAGCTCGATCAGGAAGGGGTAAATCAGGCGACCGCGATACATTACGCCGCCCCGAACTGAGGCGGCCGCACGAACGCGACGAGGAGCATGTCGATCGAGGGGTCGCCCGTGAACACGGCGCTGAGCCCGGCTTCGACACCGACTCCGGGCGCCGCGAATTGGTTCGACTGATCGCGCGTCGCTTCGAGCGTGAGCCGGTGATCGCGGAGCGCGGCTTGACGATCGGCGCTGTTCATCGGGAGCAAGTTGCGGAACGCAAGCAACTGCACCGCTTCGCGGAGCATCTCGGGCACGCGCCCGACGAAAGAGTCGTCCGGCTCGGTGTAGCCGAAGAGCCCGTCGATCTCCACGTTCTGCTGACCGCGCGGCCAGATCAATTCCGTGAGCCGATAGCCCGAGGCGTTGCCGGGATAGTTCACACCTCCGAGATCATTCCCATGCACGAACTCAAGTTTCGGATTCTCTCGATCGTCCGGACTCATGAGCTTGTTCGTCAAGTGCCGGTTGTAGATCTTGAGGAAGGAGGGCAGCACCATAAGATCGCTCTGCCCGGCAACGTTGTCGATGGTGACGGCGTTCC